TTTGTCTGAAAATGTAAGAGCAGCAAATAAAACAAAAAGGTCTAAATTAGTATTAGATTTTAATACAGGTATTTTTTATGATTCAGCAAAAGAAGCTGCAAATTTACTTGGTATAAATGCAAATACTTTAAGGGCATATTTGTCAAACTATTACCCAAATAAAACAAATTTAAAATACGTATAAAATGGGAGCAGTAATAGGAAACAATGTGATGCTTTATTACCATAGAACAGATGTTGACCCAGAGGTTGATGTCGCTTTTGCGTGTAGTACAAATTGTACGTTTAATGTAAACGTAGATCAAAAAGAAGTAACAAGCCAATCAAGTGCTTGGTTTAGAGAATATAAGAACGATGTAGCTACTTGGAGTGTAACCTGTGATGGGTTAATTACTTTGAGTGGTTTTTCTTATTTGTTTATGTTAGACAAGCAATTAGCAAGAGAGCCAATAGAAATTAAGTTTGTTGTGGATAATGGAGTTGATGGTTTGGTTGTTATAGCTGGAATTTGTAATATATCAAGTTTAGCAATAAACGCACCTCAAAAGGATGTGGCTACTTATAATATTAGCCTACAAGGTAGCGGAGCATACAATACAACAGGAACAAGCGTAGACCCAGAAGGAGTTATCATAGTTGGTGCAAACCCAGTTAAAACTAAAGGTTACACGGCAGCTGGTGGAGAAACATCAATTACTTGGACTGACACTATTGGTTACAATTGTCTTTACGTTTCAAGAGGTGGTATTGATGTGCAAGGTATTATTGCAACAGGTACTCCAATTGATGAGGAAGTTAAATTTGTTTCTGCAACAGGTATTTTAACATTTAGCAGAGCATTGGTAAGTGGTGAATTTGTAAGGGCTTTACTACAATAAAATAATAAAGATGAGCAATCAAATAGTAATATCAAGCGGAGCAAAAGTTAGAAATTTAGATGGAGTATTAACAGGAACAAGTGGAATTGTAAGTTCAGTTCCTTTAGGTGCTGCTAATGGTGTAGCTACTTTGGATAGTGGGGGTAAAGTTCCAGTTAGCCAATTACCTTCAAGTGTAGTAACTTATTTGGGTACTTGGAACGCTGCAACAAATACTCCAACTTTAGTAAACGGAACAGGTGATGCTGGGGATATGTACATTTGTAATGTAGCTGGAACTGTAAACTTTGGTGCTGGTCCTGTAACCTTTGCGGTTGGGGATTGGGTATTATACGGAAGTGGAACTTGGCAAAAATCAAATGGTCAAAACGGAACTGTTACAAGTGTAGGTGTTTCAAGAGATGGTGATGCTTTATCAATCACAGGTTCACCAATTACAACGGCTGGAACAATTAATATAGGATTTACAGGATCAAACGCTCAATATATAAATGGAGAAGGAGATTTAGTAACTTTCCCTTCTTTGACTGGATTTGTAACTGATGTAACTGGCACTGCACCAATAGTTTCAAGTGGTGGGACAACTCCAGCTATTTCTATTCCTGCTGCTTCAAGCACAGTTGATGGGTATTTGGATAATGCTGATTGGACAACATTTAATAATAAGCAAAACGCAATAACACTAACTACAACAGGTACTTCTGGTGTTTCAACTCTTATTGGTAGTACTTTAAATATCCCTAATTATTCAACAGATTTAAGTGGTTATGTGCCATATACAGGTGCAACTGCTAACGTAAACTTGGGTACATTTGATTTAACTGCTGATGTTATTACAGGTGCAACAGGTTCTTTTGCATCAAATGGAGGTAGTAATACATTTGCTATTAATCATTCAAGCGGTAGCGGAATAGCTTTAAACATAACAAAGGGCGGTAGTGGAGAAGGATTATATATAAACAAAACAAGCGGTAGTGGTAACGCTGCAACTATTATAGGTACTTTAAACGCAACTACTTTAGTAAAGAGTGGAGGTACATCAAGTCAGTTCTTAAAAGCAGATGGCTCGGTAGATTCAAGTGCTTATATTACCTTAACTTCTTTAAGTGGAGGTACAGGAATAAGCTACAACAATACAACAGGGGTAATTACTAACTCTGCTCCAGATCAAACTGTTTCTTTAACGGCAGGTGATGGGATTTCAATTAGTGGAACTTATCCTTCATTTACGATAGCTTCAACGATTACTCAATATACAGATGCTTTGGCTCGTGCATCTATTAGTTTGACCACAACAGGTACAAGCGGTGCTGCAACATATAACTCAACAACAGGGGTGTTTAATATTCCTCAATATCAATCTGTTTTAACTAATCCTGTAACAGGAACAGGTACTACTAATAATTTACCAAAATTTACAGGTGCTTCTACTATTGGTAACGCAAATATTACCGATAATGGTAGTGTTATTACTGCCAATGCAAGTGGAACTTATACAATGGGATTAAGAGTTTATAATGATATAGCAACTTATAACTCTATTAATTTTACGGATGCTTCTTATGTTGTACAGGGAAGAATAGTAGGTAGTTCCAATTCTTTAGGATTTGATGTTAATGGAACTGCTTTGAGAGCCTTAAATATTTCTTCTAACGGAACTTCTACTTTTAATAATAGTGTAAATTTATCTGCTATATTTACAAATGCAGGTGCAGAAGGTAATTATAATGCAATAGAATTAAGAGGTGGTACAGGTGGTACTGCTCCGAATTGGCAGATAAGTAAAGATAATACAGTAAGTAATGCTTTTCAAATTACGGCTTCAACTTTAAACGGGGGGACAACTTATACTACTCCTGTTTTTACTTTAATTAATACGGGTTCTTTAAGTATTACTAATACTTTTACTGCAATTACTGAATTAAGGTTAAAAAGTGCAGTTTATCCTACTTCTTATAATAGTTCTTTAAGGTCGGATTCTTCTGCTAGAGGCATTTTACAATTTGGGAATAATGAAGCCAACTATATTTTAGCAGGTAATACCGCAACGGGGGGTTGGTTAGCTATTAGAGTAAATGTAAGTGAAGAAAGTATTAGTTCCGGAACGGAGGCTATAAGATTTAATTCAAATGGGAATATAGGAATTAATTCAAGTGTAGATGCAGGATTTAAATTAGATGTTAATGGTACAGGAAGATTTCAAGGTGCTTTAAGTGGTACAAGTGCTACGTTTAGTGGTAATGTTAGTATAAATGCTAATAGTGCAAGATTAACTGTTTCGGAAAGTGGCGGTGCAGAAGTTAGAGTAACAGCTGGAGGAAGTAGTGGTTTTATTGGAACTTATTCAAATCATTCTCTTACATTTTTAACAAATAGTACAACTGCATTAAGCTTAGCTTCTAATGGTGCTGCTACATTCTCATCTTCTATTGCTGCTGCTAGTCTAAGTACAACTACTAATATTCAAACAACTACATCAGGAGGAGGTTATTATCTTGTTGGAGGAATACCCGCTATAAGATATTCTTATTTTGGATATAGTGCAGGTTATGAAGGAGTTTTAATTGGAAGCACAAGTGCAAGAAGTTTATTTTTTAATGTAGATATATCGGGTAATCCAAGTGGTGCATTTAATGGTGGTGGTCAAGAATATGTATGGAGAAACGCAGGTTCATTTATTACTCCCAACTCTATTAATAATGGTTATAATACTTTATTTGGTTGGAATAGTAGTGGTCAAGTCACTTTTGCAGGAACTACTTTTATTGGTTCTTCAGTTACGGGCGGAGGTGCATTACAAGTTAATGGTAACGTAAATATTAACGGAGTATTTCAAATTAACGGGGTAACTATTGGAGGAGGGGGTGGAAGTGGTGTAACAGGTAGCGGGACTACTAACTATATGACTAAATGGACAGGTAGTACTACTTTAGGTAATAGTGTTATTTATGATACAGGAACTAATGTTGTTATAGGTGGAACTACTGCTAATAGAAAATTAGAAGTAATAACAGGAAGCGGAGTAGATAACGGAATAAGACTAACTTATGCTAATGGGGTAATAAGTGAGGGTATGGACATTACTTATAATAATACAGGTGCAACTACTACAAGATTTGATAGTATTTATGTTTCTGATGATGCTTTGATGCAATTTAGAATGAAAACAAATGGAACTGCTACAACTCCTTTAGCTTTATGGGGCAATGGGAGGGCTGTTGTAGGTTCAACTACAAGAATTAGTGTAGCAACTTTATCGGTATTTTCGGGTGGTGCAGCAGGTGTGGCTTGGGGTAGTGGATTAAATATTGGAGACGCTTCAAACTATATGGGTTTTATACAAGACGCAGGACTTTCAGCTTTTAGAAATTTTGGAGCAGGTGGTTTTGGATTTTTTAATGATGCTACCGCAGGTATTATTTATTTTAAAAATAATGGCAATATTACAATAGGAACTGCAACTGATAACGGATATAAATTACAAATTAATGGTAGTGCTTCTTTTGCTTATGGATTTTTAAGCGTTTACAGAGGTTCAAGTTCTCCTAATGACATTTTAGTAGGTAATAGTGGTTCTACATTTTATGTAGGTGGTTCTGTAACGGCAACAGGTGGTTTCTTTGATACATCTGATAGTAGATTAAAGATTCTTGTAAAAGATTACGAGCAACCAAAAGGAATAGAGAATGTTGCTGCAAGAATGTATGTTAAAAACAACAGAAAAGAATTGGGATATTACGCACAAGACTTACAAGAAATATTGCCAAGTGCAGTTAGTGAAGGTAGTGATGGATTCTTAACTTTATCTTATAGTCAAGTACATACTGCAAAGATTGCTCATTTAGAAAAAGAGATTGCTGAATTAAAGGAACTTATTAAACAATTATTATAATGAGTTGGGCAAGTATATCTTCTAATCAAGCCGTAACAGGAAACAATTTAATTGATGCAGTTAATAATGGAATATTTGCATTTAAAAGCAGCATTCCTGCAACAAACGAATGTATCACAAAAGCAGAAGCTGATACATATGTTTATATAAACACAGGTAAAACAAGTTATGCTGCTAAGGCATCTAATCAATTAGTTGTTAAGGCAGATTTAGAAACATCTGCACCTGCAATATTTAGAACAACAAGTGGATTGTATCCTGTTACTGGTCCAACAAGTACAACAACAGGAGTATTATATAATACAACAAATGCTACCATTTATTACATATTATCCTTTAATAGTGGTGGAGTTGGTAGCGGAACACTAAATAACGATGCTCTTTACATTACAGGTAATTCAATAGTTTTATCTGGAAAGACAATTACATCATTTGGTCAAACAATTACAAGTGCTGCAAATACACCTTTATATTCTGGTGTTTTAGTTTTGACTGCATATAGTAACGTAAATGTAACTTTGGATAAATTTGATGGATTTGGTAGTGGTAGTACATTAAGAATAGCTTATGGCTCAACAAATACTGGACCTTTTACAAATATTTAAAATAAAATAAAATGAAAACAATTCAACCCGTATCAATTTGGGACAACGGACAAACTTTAGAGGCTAAGATATTAAACGCTTATGCCGTAAACGTAACTTTAGGAACAAGTGCTACTTTTTACTATTCTTTAATGACAGAGTTAGAAGATGGCAATGTAGGTATGCAAGTTGCACAAGGTAACTTAACAATGACTGGTGAAGCATACACTCAATGGACTGTGGATTCTTACGCTTGGGATTGGGTAGCTGCTGAACTTAACTTAACAATTACAGGTGATTATGTGCCTCCAGTTATTCCAGAGCCAACTCCAGAGCCTAAACCAGAACCAATTATTGAAGAAGCTATTGAAGAATCAATTTAATTGAATATTTAACTATATTTGTATATAAAATAAAAACTATGATAACAATTAATCAAGATCAAATCAAGGAATTAGAAGCGTTTATCAACACTATCCCAACTGCTTATGGTTTACCATTATTGCAGTTCTTAGGTAAGTTAAATGCAGAGCAAAATCCACCACAAGAAACAACTGAAGCGTAATGGTACATAATAGCAATCAATCGGACTTATTAACTATTGTTAGCGGAACATCCGCATTTATTAGTGTTGCGAATGTGCAACCCATAGTTTCTCTTATAGCGAGTTTGATTGCTATTGTTTCTGGTCTTTTAGCTGCACGATATTACATCAAAGCGACTAAAAGATTCAAGTAATGAAAGAGGTAGTAATCGTTCTATTAGTGGCGGTTCTAATCTTTTTTATCGGAAGTGAGGCACGATACACCAAAAGTGAACCTGTAATCTTAACTGATACAGTTTACCAAGAGAAAACTTTTACTAAGTTTATAAAGGGAAATTCAATCCCTTTTGTAGTTTTAGACACTATTTACCTAATAGACACAATCAAGGACACAATTACAATCGTAAAGGATTATAACCAAGTAAAGGTTTATTCCGATACTATGCGCATAGACTCTATTGGATACGCATACATTCAAGATACAATCAGTCAAAACAAGATACAAGGCAGAGGCTTTAGTGCCAATTTTAACCTTCCAACAATAACAATTCATAAGTTAATAGAGCAAAAGTCAAAGAACCAGCTTTATTTGGGATTTATAGGCGATTTAAAGCACTCAAACGGACAAATTGGTATTGGTGGCTCAATTGCCCTTAAAACGGCTAAAAACACCTTATATACGGCAACGGCAACAATGAACGGATATTCTTTTGGATACTATAAAAAGTTTTAATATGAAAAAGTTTATTATTTCAATGTTTAGTGATGAAGTTGGTGCAATGAGCCATAAAAGGATTTTAGCTTTTATTGGTGCTATTTGTCTTTATACAACTTTTGTAATTACTAAAAGCGACCATTTAGGCGATTTAGTTTTTTATATGAGTATGGCATTTGCAGGTTTAACAACTATTGATAAATTCAGTAAATAATGGAAAACAACGAAAAAAGAGCATTTGCAATTGGTTTTGTATTGTGGGTAATTGGTTTAGTTTACTTTATAAATCAAGTAATATGATATCCAAGAAGGCAATTGAAATGATTATTAAGCACGAGGTAGGTGGCAGAGCCGTGTATGAAAAAAGATACCAAAAGCCTATTTGGGCAGGTGCGGATAGCGGATGTACCATAGGCTTGGGATATGATTTGGGTTATGTAACCGAAAAGCAGTTCTTTAGCGACTGGGATGGCTTAAATTTAAACTTTCTTAATGCGTTAAGAAAAGTAGTAGGGATAAAAGGTGAAGCGGTTAAATCAATGATGCGTGGCGAAATATTACAAGTTAGGATTCCATACAATTTTGCCTACGATGTATTCGTTAATAAGTCGCTACCTAAGTACTATGCTTTGACTAAAGCCATTTATCCAGAACTTGACACTTTAAACGAGGATACGAGAGGTGCATTGGTTTCAATGATCTATAACAGGGGAAACAAGTTAGATGGCGATAGGCGAAAGGAAATGAGAGCAATAGTTAATCTTGTGGCAAAAGCGGATTACGAAGGCATAGCCGACCAAATAGAAAGGTCTAAAAGACTTTGGGAAAATGTTGGATTGGATGGACTTGTAAAAAGAAGGGAGGAGGAGGCAGACTTGATACTAAACTCACTAACCTAAAATAAACCTATGGCAACAACAAAAAACAAAGGCGGAAGCAAAACCACAATGAGTGGTAAGATAGTCTTGGACTATTTAGCCAAATATCCTCAATGGATGCCGTCTAATACTTTAGCTTCTTTGATTATGAAGGAGCAAAGCGCACACTTTGACAATCAAGAGAATGTTAGATACTTGATAAGATATTACAGGGGTAAGGCAGGAGAAACTAAAAGTGTAAGAGGTGTAAACAAGCAATTTGTAGAAGATTTTAAACGTACAGGCTCACACTTTGTGCAACCGCCTACTTGGGTAGAGGAAAAGGTTGTTTATTGTTTGCCGATAGGAATTAAAAAGATGGGTTTTATAAGCGACCTACAAGTGCCATTCCACGACCCTAAAGCTATTGAGGTTTGCTTTAAATACTTACAGGAACAAAAGATTGATTCATTATTTATCAATGGAGATTTGGTTGACTTTTACCAATTGAGTGATTTCCAGAAAGACCCAAGAGTTAGAAAGTTTGATGAAGAATATGAGGCTATTATTGAGATGCTTGGATTTATAAGAGCAAGTTTTAAAGAAATACCTATTTATTACAATTTAGATGCCAACCACGAATTTAGGTATGAAAGGTATATGAGAACCAAAGCACCAGAGTTATTAGGATTAAGCGGTAAGTTTGACATTGAGGAAATCTTAATGCTAAATACTTTTAACATTATACCGATTAAAAATATAGACCACGTTAAGTTCGGCAAGTTACCTATCATTCACGGAGATACTACATTTAGAAGGGGTAGTGGTGTAAATCCAGCTAAAACTTTATATGATAGGGTTAAGCAGTCGGCAATTGCTTCGCACGTTCATCAAGTACAATCATACACAACCAAAAATCAATTTGATGAGGAAGTCTTTACTTGCTGGACCACAGGACATTTGATGCATCCTAACGTGGAATATTGTAAGCACGTTGATAATTACTCACAAGGGTTTGCTATATTAGAAAAAGATGTTGAAGGTTACTACTCGGTGCAAAATAAAAGAATATATAAAAACAAAATTTTCTAATATGAGATACCCTAAAAACTTTGCAAAATTGACACCAATACAACAAGAGCAATGGTTAGTTACTAAACTAATTGAACTCCACAACTTAGAGCAAGAAATCAAGTT